ACTTTCTACTTCTGTCCATTCACCATCTTGTCTACCATATTGCAAACCATCAACAGGTGCATCAGGTATGCCAGCACTATCACTAATAGATACCCATGTCTTGTTGTTACGAGCATATGTTTCACCATCTACTGGTGCTTCAGGTGCTAGGTTATTTGTTTCAGCATTAATGTTAGTGATACCACTTCCTTTACCTACAAAAGCATTAGCTGTCACATTAGCTGATGGAAAATGTATATTGCCATCTAAATTTAAGAACACAGCTTTTTCTGCTGGATAAGTACAGAATACACTTGAATTACCATTTAACGAAAGTAAACTTCCTGTGTTTGAAGACAATAGATTTCTTACAATCTCTGTTCCTGTTTTAACACCATAACCAACTTCCCATGCGGTGTCATCTGTAATACAGTAGTAAACAGTGTTTCCATCTGTGATTGATTCCCAACCTTGATAACCCTCTTTAGGATCTCCTATCTCAATATCAGCTTTACCTATTGTAGAGCAGTTTGTGTATATTCTATCTTTTAATTCAAGTGCCATTTTGTTATCCTATGTAAGTGTTAATTTAAGTTGGTCTACATTTATAATGAATTGGTCACCAGAGAGAATCTCTTTAGGATTGTCTAACGATGAAAAGTACATCATGAAGCCAGCACTTGCTGAGTCCATAATACCTACATAACCAACATTACCCCAATTACTTGTTGCTGTTCCCCATTCTACTTTATTAGCGTTACTAGTCTCACCATTAAGGTTATTAATATCAAATGTAACTTCTTTTCTTGTGTAAGATGCTTGGTCTATTTCGCTAGTAGTAACTCCAGACTTTGTTGGGTCTTCAGTAAATAAGGCTAAGTAAACCTTACTTGGGGCGTTGTAAGAAGCATCTCCTACTGTTGCCTTGACTAATCTGTTTGCTAAATAATTGGTAAAATCCATTTGAGTGTCCTATGTTGTAAGTTGAATTGATAGTGGTTGAGCTGGGAATGTACTTGATTCGTCTGACTTTGTAATACTTGCTAATCCTGTTTGATACATACCATCCCATGTAGCTAGTCTAGGGTCATCCATTAAAAATGGAGCTGACTCTGCTAATGCAGCATATAACACTAAATCAGGGCATACATCTAAGTATTCGTTAGTAGGATTAGTATCTGACATTGGTGCTGGTATTTTGTAGTAAGTCATATTTACTGTTGTAGCACCAGTTGGTTGTGGAGCTAGTACAAAGTTATCAGCCACTAATGTGTAGTTTACTGGTTGCCCTTGTGCATTAGAACCACCATTTCTTCTGTAGAATTGTGATACTGTTTGAAATGTCAAAGGTATTATTGGGTTAGCATCTAAGTGTATGTCTTGCATTTCCAAGAAATCTGCTGGAGTTGGTACAACAAAACCACTATCCATGCTATATGTAGATTGTTGTAAAGTTTGTCTAAGCCTTAAATCTCTATTAAGTCTTTTCTCTGCTAACGATATAAACATAGGTATCTGAGTCGTTAAGTCTTGTCGAGCTAAGTAATCAGAGATGTTTTGTTTTAAGTTAGTGTAACTTGTAAATGCTGGCATATCTTATAGGTGTCCTTTTTTAGTCCTGAAAAACAAATTCTCAGGGTCATTCAACCAAGCGAAGAAACGCTTTTGGTCTAATACTGAAAAACCTTGCATAATCCCCATTTTGTTTAACTTGTCTATTGCTGTGAATGGTATGCTAGCCACCTTGTTTCCGAACAGTTGGTCTGACCATTTAGTCTCAGCGTTGTTATATTCTTTTTTGTTTTGCTCTATTAAAGCAGAGACATCTTGCTCTTGTTTAATAGTTAGTTCATCCTTATCGTTAATTCCGATACTTGTAGTTTTTACATCATCCTTATGTGCTTTCATATTTATCCTTAAAGGTAATGCCCCCGAAGGGGCATAAGCCATATTACGTTTCGTCACTCATCATTGCATGAGCTGCTTCATTTTTCACTACTAATGTATATTCTACATTGAGTAAGTGTTTTTCTGAATCACCCATTTTAGCAAGTTTTTGAGACTTGAATGGTCGTAGATAAGCTACATTTGCCATTGAAGGATCAAGAACAAATGAGTAGTCATCAGATAAGAATCTATCTGGAACTACTGATACGCTACCAAAGTCTGATAGGTATACATCAGCTGCGCCAATAATAGTTGTAGCAGATGATTTTGGAGCTTGATAACGCTGTTCAGCAATACCAGCAAATGTTGAAACTACTTGCTTGTTAGCTGGAGATACTAATAGTACGTCAGGTTCACCACCAGAGTTATATGCTTTTAATACTGCTTCTTTTAGCATATCTTCTGTTAGTGCGCCACCCGCTGTATTAACAGTGTTAGTTGTAATCCATGATGCTAGACCACCTAATTTACGAGCTGTTGATGAAGTACCAGCAGATTGTGCTTGGTCTGACAATAGAATAGATTCCATGTCTCGTTTGATTTCAGCAGATGCTTTTGAAAGCTGATATGCTGTTTCTGTAGAACGACCAGCTTTGTCTACTACATCATCTGTAGTTGAAACTTGGATAACTTTGTCAGAAATCTGAGTATAGTTACCAACACGAGTTGTAGGTGTTAGAACTGCTGAAGTTGCATCAGCTCCCTCAACTTGTGCGTTATCTAAGTTTACATCAGCTAGGCTGTCTGTTTGCCATTCATGGTATGTGTTTTTAGCTTTAGTTCTGCCAACTGTTGACATGAAAGGTGTTGTTGTAGGAGAGATATCATATATCGCATCCTGTAAGTCTTCACGAATACCGATGGTATCGTAGGTTTTATATGTTGCCATTGTTTATGTTTCCTTTTAAATAAAGTTTTTGAATACGTCTACCGCATCAGTTAATTTACCTGATGATTTTAAACGCTTTTTCTGTTTGGTATATACATCAACGTTAGCAACTTTATTCCCTTTCTTGGCCATCTTTGGTGCTTTAACTAATTTCTTAGTAACACCTGGATTTGCTTTCTGCAACTTATCGTACTCCATTGCTTTTTGCATTACCATGACGTGCCTATGGTCATATACTTGTGCTAATTCGTTATCTGTAAAACCGATACTCTTTCCAAAATTCCGAATCTCACCTTTGAGTTGTTCAGCTTTCTTTGGGTCAGAAAATTCCTTTACCTTTTCAGTCAACATACTTGCTTCATGGGCAACTAACTTAGCTCTGTGCTGTGCAACTTGGTGTTGCTGTGCTTGTGCTAGATTATTCTGCTCCTGTTGCAATAACTGCAACTTTTTATTGTTTTCTGTTTTTTCTGCTACCTTAATAGCATATTGTATTGGGTCGTTTTCTTTTAGTTCTGCTAAGTCAACACCATCATCACCTTCTTGCTGCAATAATGCTTGTACTTGACTTAATCTTTGAGCGTATTGCTCCCTCATCTGCATAGCTTCATTAACTGCATGAGCTTCAGCTTCCACAGCTTTACGCTGATCTGCTAATGCTTGACTTTTCTTGGTATAATCATCGCCTTTCTGGTAGCCACTTACTAATTCCTGTAAAGTAACTTCCTTTTCTTCACCGCCAGATTTTACCCTGTAGGTTTTGCGCTCTTCTACCTCTACTTCGTCATCTTCTTCAGACTCATCTTCTTCTTCAGTAGCTTCCGGTTCATCTTCTTCAGATTCCTCGTCTACTTCTTCTTCCAATGCTTCTTCATCAGTTTCTTCAACTGCTTCCGTTGCCACTTCTTCATTTTCTACCTCTGGTTTATCATTTGATTCCTGGGCATCTAACATTTCAGTGAAAACTTCCGTTGCATCTTTTGGAGTTTCAACTGAGTTAGACTCTTGGTTGATTTGCTCTGTCATAATTCTTCCTTATTTTGATAGATAACGTCTATCACGTTTTTGTCAACTGACAAATTATTTAGTGCCTTGAAACCCCTATAAAATGGGACTGTATTTTGCTCTATTTTCTCTGTGAGCTAATTTAAGGCTCTGTGTTGTTTTTGAATGTATGGTTACTTGTTTTTGATTATATATTTGTTACAGGCTCTTAAAATGGCTCTATAACATATTAAACAATTAACCCTCTAATTGCATTTGATGTGTCATTCATTCTATTCTTTACACCACCTAGTGTAGTGTTTCTATATTCGTCATTGTTTAAGAACTCTTGACTAGCCTCATCATACTTTCCAGCGTTAAGTAAGCTAATTGTTTTAGGGCTACCACTTAAACTACCTCTAAACCATGAGCCTAACAAGTGCTTGCGTGCTTCCAAGGGTAAGTTATCAAACTCAGGTATGGCTTGTCTTATTTGCCCTAACCTTTCATCTATATTGCTTTGCAGTTGTACCTCTGCTTGCTCTTTGGTAATAGTGTCGCCTTGCTTAACATTCTGTCCGTAGTTGCCATAACCTATAGTGTAATGCTCTTCTGTGTCTATTGGTTTGTAAGCTGTGT